GTAATACCACCTGCATCTGTTCCATTAACCCAAGCAGTGCCGTTGTATTTTAATACTTGCCCGTTTGATGGACTTGTTAAAGTTACATCGCCTAATTGTGTTAAAGTATAATCCCCTTCGGTTGCAACTACTTCTCCCGTTCTACCAAACACCGACAAAACAGGGTTAGGTATAGGATAAGCACCTGCAACATTAATGTCTATTTGTTGAGTAGTAGCATTAACATCTACTATCTCGTTGGTAACATTAATATCAATTACATCGTTATTAACGTTAATTTCTATATTCTGCTCAGTAGGTGTTATTGTTGTACTCATTAAATCTTAGTTATATCTTCTTGTACTAAAAAAGTTCCCCAAACGTATGTCTTAACAACACCACTTGGGAAGGTAACGTTCATATCATATAAATAGTTTCCGGCGGCAATATTTACAACTTTGTTCAAAACAATTTGGTTATTACCCACACCAGAAATAGTGATGCCATTACCACCCGTTGATAAGCTTAAATCCACTGCACTTGCGTTAGCAGTTTTGCGAACCTGAATAGTAATAGTAGAACCGGTTAAGTTTACAGGTACATTCTCAGCCGTTATGGCAAAAGTTTGTACCCAACTATCGTTCCGCCAAAGTTGGATGTTATATTGTGCAGGGCGAAAATCTGCGGTTGAAGAACTACAAGACATATTTTAAATTTAATAAGTGTAAATTGATGGTACTTGGCATCTGTCGTTTAGGTAAGGTAATTCCATTGTTATATCTATCTTAACCCCTGCAAGATAGTCAGGGTCGCTTTCAGTAAAGTAAGTCAAAGGTGCGGTGTCGCCAATATCCCAAATAGCTTTAGGGTATCTAAGCTGCGCTACAATATCTTGACCTACTAAAGTCATATCCGATAAAACTTCGGTTTCGTTTGTTTCTTCCATTAACATTCTGTCCATAAAATAAAGGCTAAAATTATAGGTAATATTTTTAGCGTTTATAGTCGCACCTGTTAAAGTGTAGAACATAGCAGGGTATGTAACCTCGCCATTAGACAAACGTTCCCACACATCTCCGAAGTAAACAAAGTTAATTTGTTCGTGGTCGTTTCCGAGTGTCGTTATTTGTTTTACTATTTGGTTTAGGCTGAGGCTCATTCTTAATTTTTTCTAAATAAACACGAAGTTTATTTTGGTTTTTTATTGTTGTTACTTTGCTCATATTAACAGTCGCTACAACCTCTATTCCCTTGATATAATTCCTCAAAGCTTTTACCTGCGCAGCAATCAAAATCGCCAAGCCAAATGCTCGTTGTGTAAGCATCGTTCTCAGGGTGGATTGCATCAATGCCACTTCCAGGATTAAGGTATTCAGGGTAAGTTGTTGAATATTCTTTTAAGTATTTAATCATTCTTTGCTTGTAGAACTCCGCTCTTGCCTTGTATCTATTCGCCACGTCAATCATATCCTGCATTGAAGGGTTCTCGGTATTCTCTCCGCTCTTTCTTAATAACCCTTTATTATAGAACTGATAAGATAAACCCATTGGCAACTCACTAAGTACATAGTGTACTAAAGTATCTGCTATGTAGTTATCTAATAACGTTGTTTCGTCAGGGTTTAGTGTGCAGTTATTAATGCCGTCTTGCAAACGATTGTACAAAGCACTACCAAGTGCAGGTAAGATATACATATCTTGTGCGGTCTTAATCTCAGGTAATACAAGTTTCTCGTCTACGTTAGCGTGTAAGCCAGAGCGGTCTTTAATATTTTGAACCGATATGAATAATGTGTTTAAGCTCATTTGTTATTTTTTTCTCGTTACTACGTTTGTTTTCCACTCGTGCCTACAACTTGGCTCGTGTATGTTAGTCCCTTTTACTGTATACCAACCGCCACCTCTATTCCAAACACTATAACCAAGCCTTGCACTCATTGATTCAATCTCGCTACGACTATACATCTTCTTAGCTTCTAATAAGTGTACGCAGAATGGTCTGCTTGTGCCTTTATTAGCATTGCTAAATCCTGACTTCCATTCGTAAGAATAACGAATTAATATTTCTGTTGTTGTAGGTTTTACTGCACCAACTGTTACACCTAATGGCTTTACTAATTCTCTCTCTATAATTACATTTGAATTATCGCCCTTACCTATTGTCTTAGAAATAGTTTTAATGATGTTTCTTTCTTCTAAGCTTTTTAGGATAGCAACAATTTCAGGTATAGTAACCTTTAAAACATCGGCTAAAACATCTGTTGTAATATTCTTTTGTTTGCTAATTTGGTCTAATACGTTTGCTTCTAATTGGTTTACATCAGCAAATGTTTGGTAATCGTCATCATCGCTAAATCTTGTCTTACTTTTGAATACTTCGAATTGCTCTCTATCTTCTCCAAACTCATAGAATATCTTGTAATCATCTTCGCTAAACTCTAACTCTTCCGAACCTAACCAAGTAGAAACTTCTTCATCGCTTAAAGCATATCCACCTTTTAACATAGAACTTGCTTGTTCCCTTGTTATCTTGCCCTTGTTAAAATCACGAATAATGCGCTGCATATTCTGCCACTCTCTACCTTTTAAGCCTTTAATATGCTCATTCACACTCAAAGGACTTGCTGCCATTGGTTGCTCACTTTCAAGAGGCAATCCGTACTTAGTAGGGTCGATACCAAGCTTCTCTAATATCCATTCTTTAGGTGCAACTTCTTTAATTACGCTTTCGCTAAAGTCAATACCAATCGGGTCTACAGGTTGAAGCTTTAACTCTTCGGTAACTCCTGCATATTGACCAAGCATATTAAACACGCCTTCAATTTGCATTTGTTTGTAGTGAACGTATGTGTTACGGAATATCTCGTAGCTATCACGCATCTGTTGTCTGCTTCCTAATTGACCAGGAGTAGCAATACCAAACAAATCAGGACTTGTAATCTGGTGTCCACTAAATATGTTAGTTTGTATTAACTCGTCTACACGGCTAAAATCTTCTTTAGTTAAATCACTTGCACCTAAGTCATCAACAATAGGCTTACGAGCTGCATCGTTTACAAACGCAAGTAAATACTTCTTGCCGTCTGCACCCGTGTACATATTATCGAACTGCTTACTTACAAGGCGTTTTTCTTCAGGGCTTGGCTCTCCGTTTGGTAAAGTAATAAGTTTACTTGCAGAAAACCCTGTTTGAGCATTACCCAAAACGTGCTTACTTACTTCTACATCACTTTCGATGTAGTTAAGTGCGCCAAAATAACCAGGAAGGCTATAAACGTTCATTCCTGGGCGATACTCCTTAACGTAAAGTATCTGCACACCTTGTGGGTTAGCAGGGTTAAACGCATTGTAAACCTCAGCTTTTTCTTGGTTGCGTGTTAGCTTCCAATCTTCTTTATACCAAAATTGCGTATTGTCTTTGTTGGTTCTAATTTTTGTATAATCACAATGCCACAATTCAGCGATTTGACTACCCATTACGCTCCAAATAACTTGGATATAAGCACCGCCAAATAGTTCTAAATCTAAAGCAACCTTTTTAGTTAGGTCGTTAAGGGTTTCTTCTCTATTAACCTTCTTAACCATATCTTGCTCGCCTGCCCAACCATTGCCGACAATGTAATTAACCTTGCCACGAATGATAGCGTTGTGCTTTGCAGATTTGTTAAATAGGTCTAATAGGTATTGCGGATAGTCATTGTTTTGACCATACTGCATATATCCTTCGCCTTTTTTCTCTTTATATTCTGGTTGCTTTGCTTCCGCAAATGTCAATACTTGTATTTCCATTATTGTCTTATTGTGAATGTGCTTGTTGTTTCGTATTCGTTGTATGATATAGTAGTTCCTGAAAGCTCCATAATGCCACTTTCAAGCAGGTTTAAGCCTGTTGTATTCTTATTGGTAGTACTTGCTTGTTCGTAAACAGAGTACGAATATTGCCCGTTTAAAGAGCAATCAAAGTAGTCATTAACTACGATGCTAAACTCGTTGAACCTTTCCTTATATCCGCTTATATCCGTATTGTTTAATTTAATAAACTTTATCTCGGTGTTGGTGCTTCTATTCTCAAAAACAAACAAATAGTTTGGATTTGTAAGAAGTTGCTTTTCAGTCAAAGTAAGTATAATATTTTGGGTTTGCCCCTTAGTTAATCTTATCACAACTATAAATATAAACTATTGCGATTGTTTGCAAAATAAAAAACCCCCGCCAAATTAATGACGAGGGCATCTATATACAAAACCAAAACAACCTAAGTTCCTGGTGTCATTAAAGCTGCTGCAACAGTTGAATTAACTGCTGGAGCAAGGGCAGCTTCCGCACCTGTAAAGGTTAAAGTGTAACCACTTCTGTCGCCTTCAGCCGTACCTGTACCAGAGTTACCTGCAGTAAGGTCTAAGCCTCTTGTTTTACCTAAGTACCAGAATAAGCCATTGTTATCTTTGGCAACTGCTACTAAAGTGTTTTGAGCCAATAACAAGATTTCGTTTCTTGTGTTAGCTTGTAATTTGTTTAATACTATGGTCAATTCAGGAGCATAAAAGATAGTTCCGTTTTGTACGTTTGCATTAACATTCTCAACTAATTGAGAAGTGCCTTTTACAAGTTCGTACTTATAGAACCTCTTGCCAGATGCTTTTACTAAAGCGGTAATTACACCACTCGCTTCTGTTGTAGAAGTTACATCTGCTGCTGCTATGAAATAAACCTCAGTAATACCACCTAAACTGTCTTTACAATCTAAGCTATAATTTTGAGTTAAAGCGCAAGGCATATTGTTTGAATTTAATTAGTTTGAAAAAATGGGTAGGTATATTTCAACCTACCCTATAAATTATGCAAGAACGAAAGCAGCAACTTCGTCAGGGAACGCAATGTTTACGCCCATCTTGAATTCTGCTACGAAACGTACTTGGTCAGCTTCTTTAGCATAGAAAATTTCAAACTTCTCTTCTTCGTTCAATAAGTCTGTACCTAAGAACAAGTTGCTTAAACGCATAGCGTAAACTTTGTTAGTTCCGTTAAGACCTGCAACTGCTACAACTTTGATTGTAGTACCAGGAAGTACGAATTCGCTATCAGCTTTAACATCAATTTGGTAATTAAAGCTACCAGAGTTTTTAAGAGCAATAGTGTAAGTACGGAATAAATCTTGACCACAGAAGATAGTCATATCATCAGCAGCTACTACTTTTGCAGGAATTGCACGATAAACACCATCAAAGATAGAGATTACGTTAGCAGCAGTGATTGAAGATAAAGGCGCACCTGAAATAAAGGTAGAAGCGTTTGCAGCAACAACACCTGAAGCAGCTGCTATTAATTTTACAAGCCCGTCAAATTTATTAAGGTTAACATTGACACTGCTCGTATCGCCTTGCCACAGCCCAGTTTCTAATTGTGCAGCAATAGTTTTAGCTTTCTTATCAGCAAATTCTTGCTCGAAAGGAATACTGTCGTACATAGAACCTGTAGGTAAAGCTTTTTGTAAATACTTAGCTTCAAGGTCTTTAGGACATAAAGCTTCGTTTACTTTAATTTTACCAGGAGTTACAGTACGTTGAGTAAAGGTTGTAGAACCTGAAGCGTTAAAGCCAC